TTAGCCCATATACAGCTCTGCTTCTGCAGCGCGGCGGCGTGCTAATCCTTTTAACTTTCTACCACCAGTCCATACCCAGCGCATGAACTGCTCAGGTACTTCTGGATGTTCCTCACGGTTTACTTTACGGCGCAGTGTTGAGCGCTGCAGAGCGCCACCGCCTAAATTGAAGGTAAATGACACCAGCGCATCAAACTGACCATCCGTGAGTGGCACTCTGATTAATCGCAATACCGCCTGTTCAGCAAGCATTACATCTTTCGTTAATAGTGCTGCTGCAGCGGATTCACTAATCCCATTTTCAAACATTTTATGTTCGCCTTTACGGATCAGGTGACCATAGCCAATGGTGGGCAGACCGGCAGCGTCCAGATATATTTCTGGCTCAAACCCTTCAAATTGCTTGATGAGATTGAGACCATCCCGTGTGATATGTCTCATTTCCCACTCCGTACTTTAGCCATGGCACGCTGGCCGAAATAGAAGCTGATAATGCCAGCAAAGATTGCCTGATCTTCCACTGACCATAAGGTAGCGATTTGCCATGGCAGCGGGTCGGCCAGATCAACCATTGCAAACTGCATACACTTGATGACGAAATACAAAAGGAAGAAAGAGTAAGCCAGCACAGGCCGTACCGTGCCATTGAGCGCATCCACCCACCGAATACCAGAATAGTAGGTTTTGTATAACGCCTTGGATTCAGCAATATCTGCCTGAGCATTAATTTCTTCCAACCGTTGCTGGTGGCCTTGTGCTGCCTGTGCCATCTGCATTTCCAAAATAGTCAGCTCGTGTTTGCGGTCAGCAGCATCGCGCCAGATCTTCAAAAGATCGGGAAATGCCGCGCTGATGAAGCCTATAAGTGATCCAAGTAATGTAACCATGATTAACCTTCGCTAATAAATGTTAGTTTGATAATGATGCCCACCAGACCGGTGACGATCATGGTTCCCCACCACCAGAGAATTTTCTCAATGCGTGCCAGCCTGCTTTCCAGCGACTTGTAGCGCTCTTGGCAGACAGCAACGTGTGTGGGCAGGCTGTTGGTTTCGTTTTCTGTATTCATCTTTCCTCCAGGCATAAAAAAACCCGCCTGAAAGCGGGTCGAATGGGCTATTGTTGTTTGTTTTATTTTGGGTCAGTGCTCTTGAATAACGTGAGCATGAATAATGTGGCAAAACCACTGGCCAGCAAATAATACCAGCCTAGCCCCCAGATCAGCAGGCCGGTCATGATAGTGCATGCACAAATAAAAACGGTTTCCATTGTCATTACTCCCAAGGCCACGGCCCTTTAGGTTTGAAATATTGCATGGTGGTGCGGATCACACCTCCGGTAAAATCGCTACCATTGGCAGTCAGGCGCACTGCCGTATCCGAATAAAAGGCGGTTGGGCCGATGATGCCAATGTTAGTGGAATCCTGCCCGATGCCGATTGAGCCACCGAATTTGCTGGTTTCACCGCTGATTCCCACATCAAAGGAACTCGCGCCAGTCACAGCAGTTAGCACGCGCACATTCACGGTCAGAAGGATAGATCGGTTAGGAATAGTGATGGTGGTATCCTTAAAGGCACCAGAATCCACCGTCACATCTTCCTGTTTATGACCAACACGCAGATATTCTCCAGTATCTTTCATGATCAGGCCAAATGGTATCCAGCCAGAACCATCGTAAGTCATGCGACTATCCAGCGATTCCACCACCGCATCCATCCATTTGAAAGGCGTATAAAACACCCAGCCACCAGTGAGATACTGTGCCAGGTTATCTTCCTCGCCAGCAAAATCACCGGTGGCACTCGCACCCACAATATACAAATCACCCACGGTCGGGCTGCCTGGCGGTGCGCTGGCGATATCGGCCACCACTGGTGTTACAAATGCATCAAGGCGATTCAGCCCATCATTATGCGTCACTTCTTTTTGAGCCTGCGCCGTGACAATGTATGGCAGACCCAGCCTTCCGGTTGAGGACATGATTTTCTCCTGATGTTAAGAATTAAATAGTGGCTGCTGCTTCGTAGCCTCTGCCAACTATCGCTGACATTTGATATATTTTGATATCCACGCTGCTTTGAGCCGATCCAAAATCAGTGGTTTGCTCTGCTGCCGTATAACTGGCAGTGGGGCTGGTTATTTCAATGGTTCGCACCACATTGCCACCATCGAGAATATCCACTTCGTAAAGCTCGGATTCTTCACCAAGCGGGATGCCAACACCGTCACGCCATTCGCTATCCACGCGGGAACGACGTTTCCAATTGATAGTAAGGTTACTGCTGCCATCGCGGTTGCCTTCCACATGCACCGGCGCAAAAGGTTTGAGGTTCCTTCCGGTGTAAGTAAAGGCTTCTTCATCGGTGGTGGTCAGTGTATTTCCCACGCTCACCGCTTTATAATACAACTCACGTCCAATCAGATTATTGGCAATGGCCGTGGTGTAAAGTGCCGGAGTGATCAGCACGAAGCGATCACCCACCGCATGGCCAGCAATTGCCCATTCCGTACCTTGGCGACCACGCAGCAGCTTGGTGAGTTTGTAAGTGCTTTCACCGATCAGCTCGGCATTCTGAAACTGTACCAGCTCGTCACCAATTAATGCGGCGTTTGCACCGTTAAGCACACCAAGCTCACTGATTGAAGCCAAACTGCCGGAGGTCAGGATAACTTCCACCTCATTTACATTATCCCAGGTTTCGAATGGGCCAGTAGGCAAATTAGTGATGATCGCACCAAAAGTGGCAGCACCATCCAGCCCAGCCAGCAAATTGAACGTATTGCCACCGGCATCTCCACCATCATCGGAACGATAGACCGCCGAGCCGTTCCAGTTCGGCCCATCGGCTGCCACGCCAATGCGGAGCAAGCCTTGATTCGGCACGGTATCGGTCGGCAATGGCGGTGCATCCACAAATTTCACCAGCGTACCTGGTACCAGCACCGGTGGCTCAACATTGCTGCTGGTTTCGCCAGGCGGGGTGTAAAAGTCGTAGCTGCTGATATCTTCCGCCACCGCATTAATCTTCATCACGCCATTGGCTTCCATATCGGTTTTCACCACCCGCATTTCATGCGGCACATTATTCACCGTGATGGTAATAATATCGGTAGGCTCGATACGAACATATTTTGGCGGCAATCTAAGTTGAAAGCTGGTGCGTTCCTTCCATGTGCCATAAAGCGTAATATCGGATATCTGCTTGGCCAGCGTTGCTCCCATCACAATCGGCAGGCTCATAGTTACCTGATCCACCGCACGCACCACCTGACGCTGTGATGTTTGGGTTACTGGATCATAATTAAATGGCCGATCCAGATAGGTAACATTCACCCGCTGCGGCAGCTCCAGCTCTTGCGCGTAGGCAATCTCCAACACATCCTGCACACCTTTTTTCTTGGATGGAATGAGGTCATCCTCCGGCACGGCTTTCACTGATTCATTCCCACGCGGCACACATTTAAGTATCCCATCGCTTTCCACGATATCGAAGAAATAGGATGTGGTTAAATATTCTATCGCATTGCGTACCGTTATGGGACGGTCGAGGATAAAACCCTCCACCGTATCTGTCAGGCGGGTGACATCGTAATCACTGGCGGTCAACCCCGCTGCCTGCAGCAATTCAGCTACAATAGCACCCAGCGTGGAGTTACCCAGCTTGCCCTGTACCCAATGACCGGTAGCCCAGAGAATAGAATCCTGCCACACGCCTTCCAGATCTGGCCAAAACGAAAACGGCCTGGCATCCCACGTCCAGATAAAGCGGCGTGGCACCAGGTCAGCATTGCCAGATTCCAGATTGCGTTCTTCCAGATAATCAAGCGTGGCATTGAGTGCTTCACGCTGTGCCTGAAAATCAATGCGACCTTTACTTCCACGCGGATAAAAACTCTCCGAGCTGGTCGGATCAAAAAATACATTCGGCTGATTGGCAGCACCGTCAACGCTGGGAAAGCCAAACTCCGTAAACCAGACCGGCTTCATTTTAGCAGTCCAGCTGGTAGTGCTCATATCTGGGTTGGTATGGGTATTACCCCACCAATATTCCAGATTCTTCCATGCATAGGTTGGATCGCCGCCGTAGCTGGTTTGTCCGGTACGATTCACCGAATCAGCAAAATAGTAATCCCACCCTTCGCCTTCCTCCCAATATTGCTTGATAGTATCTTCATCAATTTGGATCTGCGGCAGGTCTGGCGTAAGCGGAAAATAGCTATCAATCCCCACAAAATCGATATTGCTGGAAGCCCAGAGTGGGTCAAGATTAAACCAGCCATCGGTGCTGTGATATTCGCTCCAATCCGCAGCGTAAGTCACTTTAACACCGCTACCCACCGCCGTTTTAACGGTTGCAGCCAGCGATACCAGTTGATTAACCGCCGGATAATTGCCTGGTGTATCGGTAAAGCTGGTCATGCCCACCAGCTCCGAGCCGATGACAATAGCATCGATATCGTTTTTCAGCAGATTGGCATAATGGGTGATAAACGCATTATAGCCATCGGCTTTGGTAAACCAGTCATTCGCATCCGTAGCATTAGCAGGCACTATCCGTCCGCGCCATGGCTTGGGTTCAGGTGTGATCTGATCCACAAATGGCATGGGATAGAGCATCACATTTAAGCCACGGCTCTGCAATTCCTGACATATCTGCAGCACCGTTGCATCGGAGGGCGTGCCGCCATAGGTTGGTGTCTCAGGATCGAAAAACAATACTTTCTGCGCTGTGGAGCGCGTTAAGCCTGCCACCGCCCAATCAGCAGGCAATACCTGTGTTGTACCTTGGAATTCCACCTTGGGAATAACGGTACAACTTCCGGCATCGGTGCTGGTAGCAAACCATGTGACCACCACCGCTACCCATTCAATATTCGGCAACACATTCAGCAACTGATCAATAGCCACTTGCACATCGGCTTTGCCATCATAATTATGCATGTTGATGAAGCTCTTATCGCCAGATGGTACGAAACTACCACCAGGAAAGCTGCCATCCTGCTTACTGGTCACAGCAGTGCTGTAAACAAACTCACCAGCACCAGGAATGATGACAATATCTTTAACTTTATCTTCAACACTTGGTGTGAATTTGACCGACCGGCGCACTTCGAAGGTGAAATTAGGAATACGGTTACCGTATTCGCCCAGCGGAAAATCCTCAATCACCACATAGGCCATGCCGCGATAGGCAGGGATCGTGCCTGCAGCCAGATATTTGGCAATGATATCATCAACAACCTGGTCTTCATCTCCCAGATGCACATTGTATTTGCCCTGCGCGGCCGACAGCACATCTTCGGTGAGTACCTTGCTATCAGCCCACACCCTGATCACTTCATCGATTGGCCCTTCGCAAATAGCAATCGCCAGCGTGACGAAATACTCATATGTGACCGTGGTCTGGCTGGTGGTTGTTTTCCCGCCGCCACCGCCTTTACCACCACCGCTGGATGTTTGGGTGCTGGTTTTTTCGGTTTTGACTTCCTTGATATCGGTTGACCAGATCACATTACCAGCCAACCGCATCGTGCCATACACTTTGGAAATCATATTTCCGTAGGTGGATGTCTGCGCTCTTAAATCAGCAAGGCGTGGGCCTTCTTGTGTTGGCAGTTGCACCCGCTGCGTGGTCGGAAAAAACGCACCTGCAGCCATGCTTCCTAAATTAGCACCTAAAATGGCACCGGAAGGGCCGCCCAGCACGAATCCAACCGTGCCGCCGACTACGGGTAAAACTATATCAGCCATATTTTTCTACTTAATCGATTTGAGTTGTTTCTTTTTGAAACGATAAACGTGCGTTAGCATCTTCACCCATGTCATGGAAAAGGGTTGCTCAACCACCTGACCAGCACTGGAATTGCAGTGAATAATGCCAGGGCCATTGCCTGGATATTGCGTGAGCAATCCCACATGCTGCGGGTCTTTGAATGTTTTGAACAGCAGCACATCACCCACCGCCATTTTCTCAATGGGTACTTGTTTAAGATGTTTGCTGATGCTGCGTACCAGCCTGCCGCGCTCCGGATACATGGAGTAATTGAATTCATCGGCATTGGTTAACGGGTTGCCATCACCATCTTGCAATCCCAGCTCATCTATGATGCCAATAATTAATCCAAGGCAATCACACCCACCTGGGCCAGCAGATGATTTCTTCAACCGCCCTTGATGGTGATATTTCGTACCCAGCCAGGTACGTGCCTGCGCTACGATCTCTTCTGGTTTGATATACGTCATTGCTCATTACTCGTTACGGTTGGTTTTATCGAGAGTTCCAGCGGTGGTGAGCAGTTTGTCAGTGCCAGGCACGTCCGGCTCTCCACGAAAGTTGATGATGTTGGAAAATTTGCTCTGGCAGGTTTCGCGGGTCTTATCGCAACCGGCGATGATATCGAATCCATCACCCACCTGAATGCTTTTGCCCATCGGCAATGCCAGCACCACCTGTGTGGAAGCGAATTCCTTCACTTCCATTTTGCGACCATCATTATTGCCGGATTTCCATTCCACCTCACCACCGGTGTACCATCCCGCAGCCTCTGTGAGCGTGGTTGCTTTAAAGGTCTGGTTGTTGACCACCTCAGATACGGTGGCAGAGACGGTAAAACCGGCCAGTGCCACTTTGCATTTGGCATCACCGAGAATGGCTCTGCAGGAAGGTGAAAATACATCGCCAATGGTTTGTGACAGATGCTGCGTTAACCCACGCACCTCTGCCTGAAACATCTGGCTGTTAAGCGTCACTTCACCCAGCCGACCACGTTTCACCACCAGCTTGCCTTGTGTCAGGTCTTCATAATTGACGATGAAGATCTCAATCTCGGCATAATCATAGAGTCCAGCCAGCAAATCTTCTTCCGTGATTTTGGAAGGAAACACCTGGCCTTCAATATCCAGATTATCCACCGACATATTGGACTTATTCTCCACCGTAGTGGGTGTGAAACCGGCAAGAGAATCATAATCCACGCTGTCAATGGTGAGGGACTGATCATGATCGGTAAAGCCCAGCTCGGTGGTATCCTCGCGGGTAATTTTCCAGCAGGTTGCCAACGTAGTAAGGCCACCTTCAAAATGCGCTTCTAATTGGGGTGATATTATTCTCATATCCGCACCTCAATCAGAGGAATGCTGCTCCAGCTACCAGCATCAAAGCTATCCATGGAAAGCCCAAGCTCGTCCGTATCAAAACGCACTGGAACATCAAATTCAAAATCAGCAGTGATCACTTCACCGCCAGCAGGCGCAGTATCAAAGGTTGCAATTCCTGTGGTGGTATCAACAGTTACGCCGGAAGATTGCAGCACTGCATCAACGTAAATATCAACCGTGCCAGCCACCGGCTTGGTAATATCGCGGGAGACTGCTACGCTGCCACTGGAGTAAATTTTTACCAACTGAAAATCCGTGGTGCTGTCATCGCCAACACCAATCTGTACGTTTTCACCTTTATAATCACTCCAATCCTTAAAACGGAATCCCACCGCCTTGCCACGCCGCGCACGGAAGAAGGCAATCAATGCCTGCCATTGTGTTTCGGTCTTAATACCCGATGCGGCATTGTACTTGGCGCGAGAGTGGCTCCATTTGCTGTTGCGTTGTTCATGTCCGGAGACGGTGGACACCACATCTGTCAGGAACATTGGCCCACCGGTCGCACCATATGAAATATCACTGGGAAACTGTACTTCTTCAAAACTCATAGATTCCTCCTTGCCCGATCAATCGACCGCGCCATATCTGCGGCAAGCTGCCCCTGGCTTTGCCGGAAGCTCTGCACATCCGGTGTTTGCACGTTCATATTGACGGTAATCGGTGCTGCACCCATTCCGTTTGGCATGATGTTGAGTGGGGAGCTGCCAGCAAATGCCAGCTCCGGCCCACGCTCACCAACTACACCGAATTGACCAGGTTTCAGCTTTCCACCATCAGCAAAAAAGCCTCCGAAAAGGCTTGCAGCACCGGATAGCAGGCTGCCAAATCCACCACCGCCACCTGAGCCGCCACCAAATAAGCCGCCTAAGCCACCAAATATCTGCCCAATGATGCCACCTTCACCGGTGATGCCTAAATCCTTGAGGGCAAATTGCAGCAATGAACGGTTTAGATCGGACAGGAAGCCTTTGGCAAAATCACCAAAGCTATCGAAGCGGCCATTAATACCATCGAGCGCATCGGCCACCGTGCCTTCCATCGTTTTGCCCAGCTCTCCAAATTCATCACCGATAACATCGCCGACTTTCTCGCTGGATTTTTTGAGCTTTTCCTGTGCCTGCTCCGTTGCTCGTCCGAAGGTTTCCTGATTGATGTGACCTTCCTTGAGCAGCTTATTGAGCTTCTCCATCTGTTTATTATAATTTTCAAGCGGTGTACGCGTAGCATCGATGATGCGCTGTGCCTCCGACTGCAGCTTGGTAAATTTCTCAGTTTGCTTGTTGGTTTCTTCAGTGTTTTCTGGCGTAGCCGTTTCTTCAAACAAGCTGTCCAGTGATGCATTTTTAGCTTCCCGCGCTTCAATAATTTTCAGTGCGGCATCCTGAATTTCAGCATCGATAGCTGCATTAAATTCTTTGGCTTCATTCAATGCCTTATCAAAAGCATTACCCATCGCATCGAGCAGTCCGGTTTCGAGCGCAGCGCGGGTGTTCTCAAATGATACACCATCCAGCGGGTCTTCCACAAAAGCTGCCAGGTCTTTACCCAGAGCTTCAAATCTGGCAGAAATTGCATCACCAAAGGCGTTAAATGCATCACCCACGCCCTCAAATACAGCAATAAACAGCCTGCCGAATTTTACCACCTCGGCAATAATGGCTTTAAAGCCCAGCTTGAATGGCTCAATAGAGTTAGTGATCTGTTCTGCCAGCCATTTGATACCATTAGCAATGCCTGTCAGTATTGCGGTTAAGCCAGCGTCACCAATAGCTTTGACCAGTTTAGAAAACCCATCACCCATATTGGACAGAGCCACATTTAACGTATCGGCTTGCTCTTCCATCGCTCCGGCAAATTGCACATCACCGATACCTTTTAGAAACGCCTCGATCTCCTTGGCATTTTTACCCACCGTGGTGCTGACACCCTGGAAGGTGAATGTCACCTGATCGCCCTGGCTTTTGGCTTTGATACCAAATTCTTTCAGGCGTTCAAACTCACCCGTAGCAGCATCGGCCACGGCCTCGATCATCTGATTAAGGCTTTTACCCATCGCCGTGGCAGTATTACCGTAGGAGGTGAGTGCTTCTGCAGAGGGTGTTAATCCCAACGCCTTCAGCTTAATAAATGCGTCCGTTACTTCCTCTAATTGGAACGGAGTTGTGGCAGCAAAATCCTGAATAAAGCCAAATGCCACCGCCGCTTTATCCGCAGAGCCAGTAATGGTGCGAAGTGAGGCTTCCAGTTTCTCAAACTTAGTGATGGTATCGGTGATCTGCTTGCCAACAAAAGCTGTGGCCATCAGCCCACCAATTTTACTCAGACCACTACCAAGTTTGCTAAAACGCCGATCCATATTGCCAACGCCCTGATTGATCTGGGCGAAGGCTTTCTGCGTTTTATTAACTGCGCGTATGGTAAATTCTGCACTAGCGAATCTTGCCATGGTTTTTACTCAGGTTTTCTGTTTGAAGTTCGAAGAATGCGATCCATTCCATGTATTGCTGCGTTGACATGGCCTCAATTTCGGCCAGTGGTCTGCCGAGCCGCCATGCCAGTGCTAACTGGTTTCGCCGGAAGAGATCGCTGCGGAGTTTCCCTTGTGTTTCTCCATGTCACCGAAGAAATGCTCTTCAATTCTTTCAGCAATACGGGAAACCACACGGTAATCCGCTTCCTGCATCAGCTTGTCACGGTCGGAAACACTAAACATCCGCTTGCCATCTTTATCTTTGGCTTTGACCACGATGACATTGGCAGCTTGCTCGATGTTGGTTGCTTTTTTGCTGGCAATTTTCCCCATCATATTGACCTCAGCCATGGTCATCGGGAATACATGTATTTCCAGCGGTTCTTTATCATCACCCCATTCAGGAACTGAAATTATCAGCCTTTCCTGCGATGCGTAATGAGCAGTAGCACGATTAATAACACTCATAATGCCTCCTTTAAGCTACGGTTGATTCGGTTAACGCGCCAGTGCCGGTGAAGCTGAAAGATGCTTCAACAATGCCATCAAATGCTGCGTTGTAAGAAATGGAGGTGATAATCGCATCACCCGTCCAATAGGTGTCACCGCTATCATCTCCTTCGGGATAGAGATTAAGCGTTACCGTGCCACCTGCACTTAAAGCGCCTTGCCCCATCGTATCGGTTTCATCCCAGAAACCATCAAAACTGCCAGACCAACCTTTGATGGTGGCCTGATTTTTTCGCCATGATGTTCCAATAATAGATGCGTCCACGGTATCGCTGGTAATTTCCAGCGACCATGATTTGATTTCAGCGACCTGGTCTGATCCAATAAAGACCTTACCTTCGCTACCAGCGTGAGTAGCCATAATGTTTCTCCTTTGAGTTGGGTTGGTTGGATAAAAAAAGGGCAGCCACAAAGGACTGCCCTACATGAGAGATGCTGATGGGGAGGCTAAATCAGCGTCTCTGGCTCATGTTCTTTAACGACATAGAGTACCGAGAAAGTAAGGATTGCCACGGCGATTGGCTTTTCTCCATCATCGGAAAATTGTGTTTCTGTGGTATCAAGCGCAGTATCTTTCACCAACCCACCCAAGGTAGGATCGGCAGCAACCAGCTGTTCAATTTCCATGGCCAGCGTATCGGTAGCTTCATCCACATTGCCACGCTCTTTGACGTAGGCTTCTACAGTGACCATCAGCTCACGCTGCTGGGTGCGAGGGCGGGACATGGATTGTTCGCCCACCGTTTCTTGCTTGGTATAAACCAACAAGGCTGGCAGCTTTGGGTCATTAATCGGATAAACCCGCGCTTCATAAACATTATCGCCTGCGGTCGTATTGCTTTTCAGCAGGGTCGTTACCGCATTGCGGATTTGTGTGCGTGCATGTTTCATAGTTTTTCCATCATTAGTTCGGTGATGCCTTCATTATCTGGGCTGACAACTGCCACCTCGTAATCTTGACTATCGATAGTAAAAACATCTCCGGCTTGTATCTCTGGGATATCGATAGTGCGAACTGACAAAACGGGCTTGGCAACCACCACATCCACCGTTTCGCCACCTGTTAGCTCCGTAAATTCCTGCAGCATGCCAGAAACGATGCGAGGTGATCCACCATCTGGAGTGTAGGTAACCTCGCGCCCGTCCAACGCTTGCAGGAGCGCAAGATCACGCTCCTGCATGTCCTCAATAAACGGCATATTTACAGACCTACATTTAAGAGGATTTTCACATTGGCATCGCCGGATGCAGCGGCTTCTGCCGCCACCCCAGCAATGGTGTTGCCCGATGCAGTGGTAGTCAGGTTGCTGTTGGTGCTGTTCCAGTACAGCTTTGCACCCTGCGTTACCGCGCCGCTGGCTTTTGGGACGCTGAACACACCGGAGATGTGTACTGCACCGGTTTTGCCATCGGCAATATCGGTTTTAGCGATGCCGCCAATGGTGCCAAGCAGCACAAAATCACCAGACGCAACATCTGCGCCCGATGGGGTATAGTCGAGGGCTTTGCCCTCTTGAACGTAATTAGTAGCCATAAGATTTCTCCTTTAGTTAGGCATTAAAAAAGCGGCTCAGAGAATCTGGCCGCCGCGAGGTTAGTGTTGATTAAATTATGGATTAAGCACCTGGGTTTTTGTACATAGTACGATATTCAAGAGGCGATGCCGCCGCATCAATGCGTACCTTGTATTCACGCCCATCAATCGTCCAGCCATCCATGTCATCGAGGAATGGCAGCGCGACACCGTCCAGATAGCCAACCTCAATGGTATCAAAGGAATTGGCATCTGCCAGTAGGTACCATGCCGTGGCTGAAGCCGCATCCAAACGGGCATCCGCAAGCACCTCAAGCGCACCATTAACGGTGGCCAGATTGCGTACTCTGCTGTTTGCCTGATCGGGATTGGTTTCAGATGACATCAACACCGCTGCCGTGTCCACGATATCAACAGGCGTAAGCATGAAGCTAGGGCGAATATTCAGCGTTGCATCACCATCCTTCTGCTTACGCATCGCAGCTCGCGCTTTACTCACGCTTGCAGCAGAAATAGCAGTACCAGAGGCTGCCAGGTTCTTATGGTTTGCATGGAATACCGCCACACTATCCGACATGACAGGATTATCGGTTAGAATCGAAAAGACCAAATCTCCCACCGTGCGAGCAGCCGCACGGCCTAACGTGCGTGGAATCCGTGTAAAGGCTTCCAGATCATCATTGATAATGGCTTGGCGGGTGATACTAAACAGCTCTCCGTAAGTAGCCAGCTGGATTTGCTCACCACGTTCGCCGATGGTGGTGTGTTTGTATTCACCACCTTCTTCGACTTTACGAAGCGAAGCCACTGTACCAATGCCGGTGCGGGTATGAATCTTAAAGTCAGACAGATTCCCAGCACGGGTAAAGCGAGGAAACACCTCCGGCGCTTCTTCATAACCGCGCAGCATGGCCTTGCGTGCATTATTTTCCAGAATCTTTGGAAAGTCACTGCTGGAATGGGTGAAGGCTCGTCCAATCATGGTACTACGATCCATGCCCTCGGTACGCACATTGTGCAACTCCAGGCATTTACGGGCGATATCCACCAGCTGATAACCGCATAGCTCACTGGCTTTGCTGCGATCATCAGTAAGACCCGCACGCACTGAGATAGCATCTTCCGCAGCGCGAGCAAATTTCTCAGTAGCAGATTCACCCATCTCAATACGCTGACCATTGGCTGCGGGCTGTTCCTGTTTACCAATGGCATCCAGCAGCAGCTTGCGTGCTTCATTAATATCAACTTCCGGATCGTCCAGACATTGATCACGCACCTCACTATGATCATCGTGGCCTTCAAACAGGCTGCGAATCTCCGTGCGGCGTTCTTTTTCGGTTTCCAGCGCACGTTTTGCACCTTCATCCAT